GAGCGGTTAAACGGCGACTCCTGCAGCGGGCAGCAGCCGATGTCCAGGCCCACGAGCCCCTTGGGGTAGTCGTCCGGGTGCAGCCAGGGCACCTTCACCAGGCGCTCCGCGGGGACGTGCTGCCGGACGACGGGCGGGTCGTGGCCCATCACGGCGAAGGTCACGTCCGGGTAGGCCGCCGCGATGCGGCCCCACGCCACGGCCATCTGCTCGAGGTCGGCGTCGGGGCGGTTGCCCCCCGCCCAGCCGATGGTGGGGCCCGGCAGCGCCCGCTGCACCCCCGCCTGCTGCTGGGAGAACCACTCGGCGTCGATGGCGTTGGGCACCACCTCAACGGGCGCGTCGGTGAAGCGCCGCACGGTGCTGGCGAGGTACTGGGTGGAGACGGTCACCCCGTCGCACATCCGGAGCACCCACTGGCTCGCCTCCCGGTCGGCCTCCAGCTCCCGCCGCGACTTCCCCGGGGCGACCCGGTTGAGCTGCTGCTCGGTCACGAACGGCGTAAACAGGTCGTCGTCGGCCTCGAAGAACAGTTTGATCCCGGCCCGGCGCCACCGCTGCAGGGTCGCCTTGGCCCCCGGGCGCTCGAACCAGTGCCAGGCCAGCCGGCAGAGCACGATGGCCTGGTAGCCGCCCAGGGGCACCCGGTCGAAATTGGGGTCGCGCACGAACGCCCAGTCGCAGGGGTAGCCGTGCAGGCGCAGGAAGGCCGTCGGCTGCCACACCCGCCACATCGAGCAGCCGCTGGCGTCCCCCACCAGGGCGAGCACCCGCGGGCCCACCAGGGGGGCGTCCAGCAGCGGGTCGAGCCGGGGGCGGGTCAGGACGGTCACACGCCATCCTCCACGATGGGGATCACGCTCAAACGGCAGTTCGGGTGGGCGAGCCCGGGCTTCGCCGAGAGGGGGACGACCGTGCCGTTCCGGGCGGCGCAGACGTCGTCGGTGTCCTCGTGCTCCACCAACTGCACCCGCTCCACCAGTCCGGTCGCAGCGTAGCGGTCGTAACTGGCGTGGAGGGCGGCGTTCGCGGTCTCGGTCCGGGCGATGGTCTCCGCCCGGCCCTTCCACGTCTCCAGGTAGAGGCCCCGGATGCCCCCGAAGCCGTCGGCGGGCACCCCCTCGGCCACCTGGAACGCCGAGTAGCCCCGTTGCTGGCCCTCCTGCAAGACGGCCCGCAGCTGGTCGCGGGTGCTGGCGTCGATGCGCACCACCTGCTCGGCGGCCAGGGCGAGCTGCTTTCTGGTCGCGGGGTCGTCCAGCCGGAACTCGTCCGGGGAGAGGAACGGGAACACGCTCTGCAGCAGCTGGTGGACGGCCTCCAGCATGCGCAGGTACCGGGGGAACAGGATGCGGGCGAGGCGGCCCTGCTCGTCCTCGGCGTCGTAGACGTCCTCGACGTCCACTCAGCCCTCCCGCTTCGCGGCCGCCAGGACGCGCTCGGCCTGCCCCGCGAAGTAGGCGTCCAGATCCTGCTGCAAGAGCGGCCTGCCCATGGCTTGCAGCACGGCCAGCAGCTCCGGGACGTAGGCCAGCGACCGCTGCTTCTGCTCCAGCGCCTTCCGCGCCGGCGGCCCCCCGTCCTCGTCGTCCTGCTGATCGGGTGGCCCGCCCCGCGCCTCGGCCGCCGCCTGGAGCATCTCGAGCGGATCTTTCGCCTCGCCCAGGCCGTTCGGCAGGGGCTCCATCCCCACCTCGGCCCGGGCCTCGTCCTTGGTGACCCAGCCCTTCTCCACGGCCACGCTCAAGCGGGCGTACCGCTCGTCCATGTCCTCCTGCAGGGCCCGCACGTCGTCCAGGTCGTACTTCAGCCGGACGGCCGGGTCGGCGTCGAAGTCCGGCCGCAGCAGCTGCTTCGTCAGGGTGGCGGCGTCCGCCCGCCAGAGGGGCACCACCGTCTGCTCGTACAGGTGCTCCTGGGCCTGCTCCATGTTGTTGTAGATGGTGTGCTCGAGCCCGGCGGACAACCCCACCAGCATGGCGGGGACGCCCAGCACGGCGCAGATGCGGGTCTCGGGGATCTGGTGGGCCGCCTTGAGGTCGAGCTGCTGGGGGTTGAACCCGACCGCCTGCAGGGTGGCCCCGTTCCCGAGCACGGCCAGGTGCCCCCGGTTGGCGCCGCTGTACGCCTCCCGCAGCCGGTCGCGGATCGCCTCCGCCTGCTCCTCCGTCAGCACCGGGCCCGGCGGCACCGTCACCGCCAAGCTCGGCACCGCGAAGTTGCGCAGCAGGTCGTCGGTGAAGCGGGTGGCCTCCTCGTCGCTGGAGATCTCCCGGAGCAGGCGGCGCAGGTTGGACAGCCCCTTGCGGTGGTCGGCGTCGTCCACCCCCAGGCGGAAGTGCACCACGTCCCCCACGGGCACCTCTTCGTGCTTGCCCTTGCCGTTGTCGTAGACGTAGTGGCTGATGAAGACGCCGGCGGCGGCGTCCTCGTCGGACGTCTCCGGGCTCATCTGCGACGGGGAGATGGGCCAGAGCTGCACCACCTCGCCCGCCCTATTCCGGATCTTGCGCAGGTAGGCGTTGCCGTCCACCTGCTTGCAGTACTGCACCCAGAAACTGAGTTCGGGCCCGGAGAGGGAGGGGTGCGGGTCGGCCAGCAACTCCATCAGCCGGTGCTCCTCCAGGAACAGCTCCGTCCCGTCCGCCTGCAGGCGGTACACCTTGGGCGGCGCCTCCTGGAACGCATAGCAGATGGTCTTGAGGCAGGCGTAGACGGCGCTGTTCCAGGCCGCGTTGTACCCGCCGAACACCTGGGTCAGGAGGGGGTTCCAGTAGTCGCCCGCCGCGTCGGGGTACGACCCGGGGGAGAAGACCAGGGAGCGCAGCTCGGGGGGCGCCGCCGGCGGCGGGGCGGCGGCCTTCGTCTCGATGTTCCAGAAGGCGTTCCAGGCGGACTGCAGGGTAGCCACTCTCTCGCTCCTCAGAAGACCCAGCCGGTGGGGGCGGACGCGCCGAGCCAAGCTAAGGCCAGAGCTATAACGCAGTCATCATGACTGCCCTCGGGGGCACTGTATCGCACGAGTCCCGAGGGCAGGCGCTCGGCGGCGTACGCCAGCAGCTCCCCCAGCAGGGTCTCGTCGTTCAGCAGGCGCAGCTCCGCCCGCTCGAAGGCCAGAGCCAGGGCGTCGATCACGGCGGCCTTGCTGGCGTTGGTGGTCTGGAAGGGGTAGACCGGCAGGGACATGCGCTGCAGGGTCTCCACGATGGGCTCGCCCATGGCGTTCTGCTCGGCGTAGACGCTGTCCGGCCGGAACCGCTGGCACAGCGCCTGGAGCCGCCCCGCCTGGAGGGCGTACTCCACCTGGTTGGAGCGGTCGAGGCAGACCAGCTCCTTGGTGGTGGTGTCCACGACGGCCATCACCGTGTAGTCGTAGCTGCGGCCCCAGTCGACGCCGATGGTGTAGCGGTGCCCGTCTACGGCGGCGGCCTGAGGCGTGGCGGTGGCGGCCTCGGTGACGTTCCTGAAAACCTGCCCCTGCCCCTCCAAGAAGATCGCCTCAAACTCCTGGGCGAACGTGCGCTCGGGGAGCGTGCGCCGGCTGTCCTCCACCTCGTCGGCGGGGACGTGGGGGTTGCTCACCGTGGGCATCTGCCAGGCCCGCCAGTCCGTCCGCAGCGGGTCGAGGGCCCGGTCGTAGAGCCGCTTGAAGTAGTTGAGCCCCTTGGGAGTGGAGAGGAACCAGGCGCCCCCCCGGTAGTCGACCAGCGTGGGGCGCAGCACGGCCGTCCACGCCTCCTCCAGTTGCTTGACCATGGCCGCCTCGTCCACCACCACCATGGTGTACTTCCGCCCGCGGGCCACGTCGGGCTGATCGAGCGACCACATCTCGATCACGCCGCCGCCGACCAGCTCGAGGCGGTGCTGCTGGCTGTCCGTGCGCTCCACCACCGGGGCCACGATGCGCCGGCAGTCCCGCCACACCTCGGTCAGCATCCGGTAGGAGGGGGAGCACCAGGCCACCGGGTTGCCCCGCAGGGCGTTGACCACCAGCCGGTCGATCCCGAGCGTGGTCTTCCCCCAGCGGCGGCCGCAGCAGAGCACGTTGAACCGGGCCCGGTTGGCCAGCACGGCGGCCTGGGCGGGGTGGGGCTTAGACAGGACTACGGTTCTCGTCGGCATCGGGCAGGGTCTCGGCGTACTCCACCCGGATGGTGAGCGGCTCGCTGTCCGGGCCCGAGAGTTCCATCTGCTGCAGGGCCTTGCCGAAGCCCCGGTCGGCCAGCCAGGTGGCGGCCTCGATGCGCTGGCGCAGGGGGGCCTTGCGCTTGCCCCGGAAGATGGCCAGGAAGAACTCCACCAACTCGGCCCCGTCCTTCGTCTCCCGGCGCACCAGGTCGGCGAGGCCCCGGGGGCGGCCGCCGGGGTTGCCGGAGACGCCCCGGAGCCATTGGCCTGTTTCGGCCCTGTTCTCAGGCAGCGCCAGCGCCTCAGTCGCCGCCATGGCCGTCGTCCGCGAGGAACGCTTTGAGGCGCACCAGGCAGGGCATATCGGGGTGGTCGCCCACTTGGAAAATGGTCACCACGTCCTCTCTATCCGATGGATAGACGAGGTAGACCTCCTGGCCGGCGTCCATGAGGGTGGACAGCCAGGCGTCCTGCCCCTGGCGCAGCCGGCCGTTGACGAGGCGGGTGCGGGTGGGCCAGCGCCCCTCCCGCTTCAGCTCCATCCACAGGACGCGCTGCTGCTCGGGGTGCACGGCGCACAAGTCCGGCCACCCCGCATCGGAGCCGATGCTGAACTTGGGGTGGAAGACCCGCCAGCCGAGGAGGCGGGCCGTCTTGACCACGAACGTCTGCAGCTCCGCCTCGCTCACCTGCGAGAGGAGCCACGTCGCGGCGTCGGCGGGTGCCAGGGCGGTCATGTCCGCTTCCTCTTGGGGAGCGTACCGCGTTCCGACCACGCGCGCCCCATCGGGCGGGTCTGCCGCCGGGAGCCCTCGGCGTGCAGGAGTCCCGTGATGAGGGCGAGGTAGTGTCGCTCGCACAAGCGGTAGGTGAACCCGTAGGGGTCAACGTAGAGGCGCAGGCCGGCGGGCAGGGGGTGGTGGTGGTCGATCCGCCCCAGCTCGCAGCAGGCGTCCGGGGCGTGCTCGGCGTGCACGTCCCCGGTGGGCACTACCTGCAGCTCCAATGGCCCGGCCCTCCGGTGCGGTACAGCCAGGCGGCGGCGGCGGCGTTGGCGTAGGGATCGAAGGGACTCATCCCGGCCCGCCCCTGCGGCGTGGCCCGCCAGGTGCTCGGAATGAACTGGTAGAGCCCTGAGGCCCCACTCCAGCGGTTATAGGCCCCGGCGGTGTACCGGCTCTCGCAGTAGGCCACGCGCCACGCCCAGGCCGGGGGCAGCCCCATGCTGATGCCGTACTCGATGGCGTCGGTGACCTCGGCGGACTGGGCGTTCCCGTCGCTGCAGCTCAACATGACGTAGCTGGCGAGCACGCAGCCGGCGGCGAAGCCCCACAGCCAATTGGCCCAGGCGCGCCACCTCATGAGGCCACCTCCTCGCCCGCCGCCCGCAGCACGCCGGCGGCCCAGCGGGCCAGCCGGGGGGTGGGCAGGCGCCGCCCGCGCTCCGCCTCGGCGATCACCGAGCGGGAGATACTCAGCCCCTGGGCCAGGTCGCGCTGGGAGAGCCCCGCCCGCTTCCGGGCCCGCAGCACCGCCGAGGGCAGCAGGTCCGGCGGCGGGGGCTCCCCCGGGGCGGTGGGGATGCGCGCGAAGGCCATCCGGCGCTGGTGGTCGTCCAGCAGCCCCTGCTTCAGCTTCTGGATGCGGTGCTTGACGTCCCGCGCCTCCCCCTCCGCGTCCGCCGCCCGCCGGTGCAGCGCCGTCAGGTCGGCCGCCGACTCCAGGCGCTTGATGCGCAGCCCGTCCCGGACGTAGCGGATGGTCATATCTGCCCCGCTGCGCGCAGTCGCCCGACGACATCCGGCAACCGCTCCCCCGGAAGCCAGGCGCTTCGGATCACCCGGTAGCGGCGCGTTGTCTCAGCGTGCGCCGTCACCCGCTTGAGGTACTCATCGAGTTCGATCCCGTAGGCCGCATCCCAATCCGTCGGCTCGGCCACCTCCACGTTGCGCCGCTCATTGATGGCCACGACGAGGTAGCGGGGCTCATCCAGAAGGGCCGCCTGGATCGCGTTCCCCACGCTCACGGTCAATCGCTCATCGACGACCCGAAGCCGCGCGTGCAGCAGCTTCCGCCGGCTCGAGGCGAAGACGGATGGATACGCGATGCAGTAGGCGTCCGCGTCATCCAGCACCTTCTTAAGGTCGGGACGCCCAGCGGCGGCGGCGGCGCTGTCGTGGTAGAGCGCCGTCAACAACTCATCGACGCTGGTGTATTGGGGCGCGGGGCTGGTCATGGGTCCACCTCCTGCGGGAGCCGTGCGATGAGCGCGTCCAGCACGGACGCGCAGGCGCGGAGGTGCGGGGCATCCACGGATGCGGCCTCCGCCACGAGCGCCGGGTCGAACCCGGCGAGCAGCGCACTGGCCCGCTCCGCCGGGGTAAAGCTTCCGGGCTCCAAGGCCAACAGCACGCCGAGCAGCAGACGGGTCGTCGCCACCTTATGGGCGCGCTCGTCCGCCTGCCGCTGCCGCAGGGCGGCCTCCGCCTCGTTCAGGGTGAGCGTTTGCTCGACCACCTGGTCAGCGAGGTCGGGCGCCGCCGCTTGGAGCGCGGCCATGCGCGCGCTGGTGCTCGCCTGCTCGCGCTTCCGGTCCTGCGCCGTCGCGTACGCCGCATCAAGACTTATCGCGCCATCACGCACGGCATCGGCCAGCTCGGGCGCATAGGTGAGGACGCTGTTTGCCTGCGAGATACGTGCTTGCGAGGCCCCCGCGGTTCGCGCAGCGTCAACCTGGCGGGTATTAGAAACTAATAGGGCCTTCGCGACCGACATCGCGCGCTGACCCTTGGAGTCGTGGCGCCGGTGCTCATTCGCGGCAAGGATGAAGTCCAGCGGATCCTCGACGACGACCTCGACGAAGTCCGGAGCCACCTCCGCCCGACGGCATGCCTCCAAACGATTGCGCCCATCAAGTACCTGGCGGTGTTGGTCGAGGACCACTGGATGCGTGAGGCCGTTCCGGCGGATGTCCTCAGCGAGTGCCTCCAACTCATCACCGCCGAGCCGACGGAAGCACGCCGCCACCGGGTGGACGTAGAGCAGCTCGCCCGTCCCCCAGATCGTCACCCGTTCGCGCGTTTCCTCACGCTCCTCGAGGTCGGGCCGTTCCTGCACCGCAGTCATTCGCCGGCATCCCGCCGCGCGCTCGCGTACATGGCCTCAAGCACCTGCTTCGCCGTCGCCTCCGGCGGGTCATCCGGCCCGGCGGCAGCGAGCACGAGTTTCTCCCGCCCCCCCTGGAGCCGGTTCTCGTT